CAGCAAAACAACAGAGAACATTTACTGGTATGAGAGCTAAGAGTCTCTTTGGTTCTATGGATGTATATTTTACAGCATCACCTGGTAATATAGAAGTACAGTTCCGTGCTACTGATACTGCTGGTAAGACATGGCAAGGTGAGGTCATGGGTGAATCAGCAAAGCATGGTAAGATAGGTGGTGGTGTTTTGGATAATGTATTGAGATCAGTATTAGGTCAATCTAATGGATTGTTTGCTAAGACAGGATATTCAAAGACATCAGCAATTGCAACTGCTGCTGATACATTAGACAATAAAATTTTTAAATTGGCTACAGATAACAAGGATATGTTTGAGGATGAGGAGGATATAACTTTAGATGCTATCTCAAGTAAAGATAAGAAATGGAAATTTGCTAAGTATCTTGGTCTTACCTTTGCTGATATTATGAGAACTGCTAATACATCTGATTCAAATGATGTTGCTACAAAACTATATTTGTATGCTACATCAGAGTCTGATCAGTCTGCACCATATATTAAAGTTTCCTAATGGCTAACGTAACACAGTTAAAACACTTAGAACATCTGGAAGATGAGATGCTCAATTACGGAGTTGAGGGATGTAAGGCTGCGGTTGGTTTTCTTAAGGAATTAAGAAAGATGCTTGGGTGTGATAGTAGTACAGGTTATATGCAAACTAAGTGGGATGGAGCACCTTCTATTATATGTGGTAAGGATCCTGCCAATGGACATTTCTTTGTAGGAACTAAATCTGTCTTTGCAAAGACTGATCCCAAGATATGTTATGGACCAGATCAAATTGATGAGTGGTATGGTGATAGAAAGAGTTTGGCAGATGGTTTAAAACTTGCTTTAGAACATTTTGCACAGTTAGATATTGATGGTGTGATACAAGGTGACTTCTTATTCACTGCTGCTACTAGGAAAACAGAAACTATACACGGTGAGAAATTATATACATTCACACCTAACACTATAACGTATGCTATACCAATAGATCATCCTATAGGAAAGGCAGTTGGTACAGCAAAAGTTGGTGTGGTATTTCATACTCATTATACAGGTGAAAAGGATGGATGGGATATTTCAAACATGAGTGCTAAAGCAGGTGCCAAAGTTAGTTCTAGTAGAGATGTTGTTTGTATACAAAACGATACTCCTATGCATAAGGTAGGTTTGAATCATAATGAAGAGATGAAATTTGATGGTATGGTTGCTTGTATAGAAAGGGAATGTAAAAAGTGTGGTGATTTCTTAGATGAGTTAACATCTCTTTCTGGAACTTCAGGAGATGCTAAGTGGCATGTATCTTCTTACATAAAACAATTCTTTAATGCTCAGATTAAAAAGAATACTAATATATCAAATACAACACAGGCACTTGAGGACTTGACTAACTTCTATCATAGTAAGGTAAAACCTCTTGCTGATAAGATAAAAACACCAACAACACAAGCTGCCAAGAAGAAATTAATATATGATAGTGAGAACTATCTTATGAACAATGCTGAGAAGTTCAAAGCAATGTTGCATCTCTATAAAGAACTTCAAGAAATTAAGCAGTTTGTTATTGATAAGTTAGATCATCTTGAAACCTTTAGAACCTTTGTTCAAACAGACAAAGGATATAAGGTTACTAATCCTGAAGGTTATGTTCTACATAAGGATGGGGACATGATCAAATTTGTTAACCGTCTTGAGTTCTCCTATAATAACTTCACGTTAGCAAAGCAATGGCGTTAGAAACCAAAAAATGCTACTTCACATTTGGTAGGTTTCAACCACCAACTACAGGTCATAAAGACAACTTTGATGGTGTAAAGTCAGCATCTGGTTCAGATGACTATAGGATATACATTTCACAGACTGTAGATAAGAAAGGAACTAATCCTTTACCACCTGATAAAAAATTATTCTATATGAATAAGATGTTCCCTGAACATAGGGGTAAGATTCATAGTGGTCCTAGAGAACCAGTAGCAATATTGCAAGACCTAATGATGGCTGGATATGATGAAGTGGTGTTTCTTGTAGGATCTGATAGGGTTAACGCTATGGGATTCCTCCATAAATATAATGGTAAAGATTTTACATTCAGAAAGATTTCAATAGAATCTTCTGGAAGTAGAGACGCTGATGGTGATACCTTTGCCATTTCTGGAACTAAGATGAGACGTGCAGCATATGCTGATGACTTCACTACCTTCAGAAAAGGTATTCCCAGAGCATTGAATGACCGTGACTGTCGAGCTCTCATGAAAGAGATTGCTTTGGCACTACCTAAGAATTTTAAATGAAAGATTTCAAGAAACTAAGAGAAGAAGCACTGCGTCAACAACAAAGACAGCAGGAAGTATTCAAAGAAGGTGATGCTGTTATGTCATCACGTACTGGGGATAAGGGACACATCCATAGAGTTGGTGGCAATTATGCTATCGTTATTTCCGAATCAGGAAATATGTTTCGTGAATGGATGAAGAACATTAGATCTATAAATAATACGAGAAGAACCTCCTTATTAAACGATGAAGTATCAGAAGCCAGTTAATAACATCAACAATAACGATGAGTTTTCATCTGGGTTGATAGAAAAGTATGGACAGTGGATGGATGGAGATTGTTTCCAGAACACTGACATGCCTGACTTGCATTTATCAGAAGCACCTTTTGATGGCATGGATCCACAATCTAACGGTGCTGAGATAGAGCAAACTACAAAAAGAAAGAAGGGACCTACAAAGAAGGGTGCGTATGTTGGTCAGGAATCTAAACCAAAAAGTGAAGAGGCAGAAGTTCTTGAGCGTGAAGAGTATGAGATCGATGGAGAGATTTATGTCATCGAGAAAATAAAGATGGATGGCGTTGATGACAACGGTAATACATCATGTTGGAAAGGATATAAAAAAGTAGGAACTAAAAAGAAAGGTGGTAAGGAAGTTAACGACTGTGTTAAATCAGGTGATGAACTTGAGCATGATGGTGAGCAACTTGATGAATACGGGAAAGTAAAGAAGAAGAAGTCTAAGAAGTATGTTGCAGAGAAGACATTAGACAAGGTTGATAAAAAAGAACTAAAGGGTAAGCACAAAGATAGAGATGATAAGGATATTGATAATGACGGTGACGTAGATGGTAGTGACAAGTTCTTACATATGCGTCGTAAGAAAGTCTCTAAGATTATTTCTATGAAAGGGAAGAAATGAAATCATTCCAAGAATTCCAAGAGGAATCCAAAAAGAAATCAAAATTTAAGAATAAGAAAAGTGGTAATGTAGAAATAATGCCAATCATTAATGATGGCAAGAAGGGTATGGTTACTAAACCTACCAATGAAGAGAAGACAGAAGTATACTGGTCAAGTAAAGCATTGGATCAGTTGGAAGAAATACAACAGAGAGAATCATTTGAGACTGGTGTTGCAAAGGCACGTCGTGATTATCGTTCGGGTACTCTGCTAAACTTTAAACAGTTCATGGCAAAAATTACAGATATTTTAGACGAGTGGGAGAAGTAATAAATAGGCTGTGAAACAATATAAATTAAGATTATGCTTTCCTTTCTATTACCACTCGCAACAAAAATAATTTCAGATGCAGTTAACAAGATTCCTGACAATGAGGAACTTGGTGAGAAACTGATTGAAATTTGTTTAGTTATTCTAGGTAAGGCAGTTAAACTGACCAAAACCGATATGGATGACAAGTTACTAGAGACTGTTAAGTCTTCTCTTCAGACAAGAGAATAGGTATATCATAGGGGGGTGGAAGCTCCCCTTTTTATCTTTTTATAAATAAACATAAGAATTACTCAAATTAAACGAGGAAAAAAATGGCTGTATTCGGAACAATTGATGCAGCGACATTTGGGAATAATGTTGGCGTCACAAATGGCGATGCTACTGTTACCAAGAATGCCGCTGACGCTGTAAGCGAAGGAGATGTACTAGTCCTTGATAATGTTAACTACATTGTAAGAACTGTTACTAGCACAACTTCAGTTGAACTACACACTACATATGCAGGTGCTACTGAGGCTGCACTAGCAGGTGCTGTACGTAGAACCCCACCAAAAGAACTAGCACAATATGTGATTAGGGGTGGTGATAGTAATGTAGGAACTATTGTATTTTTAGACGCTACTGAGGCAGAACTTGCTGAGAACAAATCTCGTGGGTTAACTGGTCCTGGTTGGTGGTCTTATAAAACATACACTGATTCTATTGGTGATACTCGCTATAAGACTGAGTGCATAGCATCTGTATCTGTTGCTGCTGGTACATCTGGTGACTATGCTCAGGATGGTATTGACGCTGACGCAGCATCTTCTGTAACTATTACTGTACAGCCTGCTTCTTCCACATCATCCTCTGGTGCTGGTACGTTTGCTAACCTTACTGAGACTTCAACAGGATCACCTGGATCTCTCATATACACTTGGCAACGTCAGAAGGCTGGAGCTAAGCGTTGGGTTAACATCACTGCATCACTTGATACAGGTATCACATATGTTAACTTTACTTCAGCAATACTTGGATACAATTCACTTGGTGATGATTCACTTGATGGTTACAAGTACAGAGTTAAGCTTACTTCTACTGGTGGTACAGAAGAGGTTATCTCTGATGGAGCTGCAACTCTAACATTCGGATCTTAATGAATGAACTTTAATGAATTGACACCAGACAACTGGTTATTCTTTGCTATTAAAAATTATAACAACCCGTCGTCAGTCATCTATGCAGACTTTGAGGAAGACTTAAAGAGATTTAAGTATATCAAACGACTGCTTAAGAGATATGAGACGACGGGAGAACTTAAGACTCATTTAATCTTAAATCATATCATTGTATTGTATAATGTTTTTGATGATGCAGCAACTCCATTGCTGTTCTATAAAGTGGAAGCAACATACTGGTCTCAAATCAAGGCGTTTATGTTGTTTCTAAATAGATTACCACCTTCTATAACTACAGGTTTTGACACGGAATGTCTAAAGCAATTGAATCTAATATAAATGAAGAGATAAACTCAGCAGGTGATGGATCTGGACTCCAGTTACCACCTGCGTTTGTGACTATACAACCACGTCAGCATCGTAAGTATAAGAAGGCAAACCAAGATAAAGTGGATGGTCGCACCAAAGGTGCTCGCTCTCTCTTCTCCCGCATACAAAAAAGAAAAATGAAAGAACAAGTAGAAACTCAAATCGATGAGGCTATTGTGTCCGACACTGAGAGGGCACAGAAGCAGATCCAACAAGGCAAAAAACTAAATCGCCAAAAGGATATGCAAAATAAGCGTAAGGATGCAAAGCAAAAACTTACGAACAAAACTAAAGAGATGGATCATTTGATGAAAGCACGTCTTTCAGACTTTAAAAAGAAAGCATCTGATCAACAGAAGAAAGTTAAAAGAGAAGAAACTGAAATTACTAATAAAATTATGACTGAAAACCAAGACGTAGTACAAGTTGCACTTGATGTTGCTACATCAGAATTAAATCCACAAGGTGAAGCATCATTTGCTAAGATACAATTTGGTGATGGATCTGTACAGAGTCTAGATAACTTCTCTGCTAAGAGAATTGCTGCTACTTATGCACAGTTAGATGATACACATAAAACTCAGTTCCAATACATGCTGAACAAAGATGCTGCTTCTTATCAAAGTGCTTTAGATTTTGCTGTAAGAAATAACTAAAACCTCCCATGGCATCTGAACCAGTAAATGCTGCTATTATCGAGCGGCTAGAAAAAGTCGTCCACACTTTACAGGATAACTCCGTTAAGATGGGGCAACTTCTTGCTGTGCATGATGAAAAAATAGATAAGCAAGGTCAAGTTGATGGCATTCTCTTTGAGAAAATTGATAGTCTTCATAGAGCACTTGATAGAGAAACAGATGCAATTAAGAGAGGGTGTGAACGTGACATCAGAAAAGTCGATGACCGTCTTAGAACGATTGAAAAGAAAATGTGGTCTATCTTTGGTAGTCTTGCTATTATTAGTTTCATGGTTAGTCCAATCGGACAAAAAATTATAACAAACTTGACAAAACAGACCTCATCTGTTAGTATGATCTCAGTGAACAACCCTCTCATTGAGTTATCTTGACGTAAAGTACATAAATTTAATATCCCCTCGTCTGAATCTCTTTAGTCGCAAGAAGGCAGACCTGTTTAATTTCAGGTGTCCTTACTGTGGTGACTCACAGAAGAGAAAGAATAAGACGAGGGGATATTTGTTTAAGATTAAGAATGACTTTGTGTTCAAATGCCATAATTGTGGCATGGGAAGATCACTTTCAAACTTTATTAAGGATCAAGATTCATTTCTTCATGACCAATATGTTATGGAGAAATTTAAAGATGGTAGGACTGGCAAGGGTACTACTGTACCCAATCCAAAATTTAATTTTACCGAACCAAAATTTAATAAGAGTGATATTGATTTAGAGAAGGTTTCTTCGCTAAATATTTCTCACCCAGCACGAGAATATCTTGAGCAAAGAGGCATCAAAGATTTAGACTATTTTTATTATTGTCCAAAATTTAAAGAGTGGACAAATAAACAAAAGAAAACTTTTGATACCTTAAGACAAGATAGTCCTCGTATTATTATACCATTCAAAGATAAAGACGGAAAACTCTTCGGATATCAAGGTAGATCGTTAGCCCCAAAGGCAAAGATGAGATACATTACGATAATGCTTGATGAAGATAAACTTAAAATCTTTGGACAAGATAGAATAGATTATGAAAAAGCAATTTACATTGTTGAAGGACCGTTTGACAGTACCTTCATT